GCTTTGCAATATAGAATTGATCTAGTTTTGATAATGGTTCAGGAGTTTGGCGAACTACTCTCCGATTAACCTTTTTGCGTGGTGTGCGTTTTCGTGTGTTCGCCATAGCAGAAATTATCGCTTACTGATTAACATGAACAGATCATCAACACGCGCTTCAAGTCGATTAATCTGGTCTTTTATTGATGAGCCACCATTTGGCTTAAGCTCATTCAAGTAAGACTTAATAAGAAAGCGGACTCCCAGTAATAAACTTGTAGATACGGCGCTTACGCCAACGGCTATGCCAACCCATTCGTTTGCGGTCATGCGTCATTCGATCCAACGCCATATTCGGCCTCTGACTTATCAAGTGCTTTAGCTGCTGGTCCGGCAAGAGCTGCAATTACTACTGATACAACTGGATCCAATCCAAGTTCATTACTTGCTAAGAATGTCAAGAATGAAACCAAGACTCCACGAAAGTAAGATTTTAGAACTGCCTTTTGTTTATCGGTGATTTTCATTAGTTACCTTTCAGTAGTGGGATGTCAAACTCTGCTTTGTTATTGTCTTGATCTTTTTTGAAACTAATATGTATATGGTGATCGTGTGGCGAATAGCCCTTATATTTACGCCAACGCCAATTAAGCACCGGACTTGCAATTTTGCCTAAATGGATTACATAACTGATACGCCCTTGAGATTTCCCATATAATCTAATTTGATCTGCCAAGTATGCTGAAAGCCTTTTGTCGTCAGATAACCGAGCAGAAATGTCAAGCCCTCTAACGCATCCTGTTTTTGGGTCAGGGTTGTGGTCGGATTTGGTGGCTCGTTGCATATGTGCCACAGAAGCCAGCCATCCATCACTTTTACGATCCCTGTCTGGATAACAGTCATTGACTTGATTTCTGAATGTTTCAGCAGCTTTAGATAAAAATGGCTTCATTAGCCAAGCAGCAATTTTGCTTCGTCAGCAGTTAAACCTAATCGATCAAGAATAACTTGGCGTTGAATTTCTTTTGCTTCAATTTGAGATAAAATTAAATTCTCATAATCTAAAGCATCATTCTGGGCATCAGTAACGATTTTTTGAATTTCTTTGTTGGCATCTAATACTTCATTATCAATTTGTATTTTCATATTATTTTCCATATCCATATACATAAATTGTTCCGTTTGTCAAAGTTCCTGTTGTAGGAAAAACAGTAAATCCATCATAAGAAGTGGTTTGATTATGAACACCCATAAATTGAAAAGTAGAATTGTTGCTATATTCAAAATGATTAACTAAAAAACCAGTAATAACTGCTAATTGTGGTCTAAAAATTTCCATTGAAGTAAATTCACGATCATTGTTTATAATAGTTCCAAGTTGTATTTGTGCTCCTGCACTTCCAAAACTTGCAACAGATGCACCGATATTGCTAAAGCCTCTGGGTTGATAACTATTGGCGGTGCTGTTATCTGATCCACTAGCTCTTAATCTTAAATTTACATTAGTGGAAGCGCTTGATCCAACCCACTCAATAATTACTTTGTAATTTGTATATGTAGAGGTAAAAACATCATTCAATGAAACTGTCGAAACTGCTGTGCCAATTGTAGTAGTAGATATTAAAGTTAAACCACTTGCTGGAGTAGCAAAAACAAAATCTAAATCTGTGTTAGAATTTTTTGATAAAAATTGACCAGTAGTTCCACCTTTGAGATCGACAAATGCTGTGTCAATTGAATTACCTAAATCTCGAATAGCGAGCGCGCCATCCTTAACCAAATCGGTATCTGCAGGTGTCGGGAAGTTAAAGTTTGTAGTGTTCGGCATTTTATCCTTTTCCTATCATGCGACTATTGTAGCGTACTCCCAAGTCAAACTTGGGTCGATTGTGTTCCAAGCCTCTGTTATTGGCGTGGTATTCCAACGCATCGCCACTTGGCTAAATGCAACTGGAGAAACATTGATTGTTAAAAACAGCTCATTAAACCGAGTGCTCCATGACCAGCCCTCAACATAACCTTCAAAATCTCCACCCGAGATTTGCGTTGGTAGGTGTTGAATATGAACTGGCATTCCCATGAATACAGCTAGTAAGTCATCCCGATCTGCGTTATCTATTTCAGGGTTAGTGATTGGGAACGTAATCGATTGGAATGCTGGTATCGGATAAGCTCTTTGTGCTATGTATCGGTCAGCAATAGCCTGAGCATCGGTAGCACCATGAACCCTAGAGTTGATAGTTTCAGCTTTGTAGCCATATAAGGCAATTGAAGCTGCATCTGTGGCATCAACCTGTGAATTGTAATTGTTGCCATAATTAATATAAATATCATTACGAACATCTGCTGATCTCATAATTGTAGACAAGCCAGCGCCTAACGCATGGTTAGCATCTAATTCAACATAACCATTGACTAAAAGATAATTCTGTCTATGGTCTGCATCTGCATAACCTATGTTTCCGGTATTGTCCTCATAAATATATCCAAAGGCTGAAGTTGCAATATCTGAAATAACATTGTAGATCGTGTCAGTAACATTTGATTGGGAACTCATGGTGTAAAGACCAGGTTGATCTATTTCGCCAAGTCCTAGATTGACTGCATTTGCCCATGTTTCGGTTGCATTGTAGGTTGCCCATGTTGAAGCTGCTGGCACATCATTCCAAGTGCCAAGCAATACGCTAGAAAGAATGTCATAGATTTGGTTGCCATCTTCATCTTGCGAAATGTTGTCATTAAAGATTTCTTTGGTTAATTTGGCAAGTGAACCCATAGCCAAAAGAGTGTATTGAACAACTGTGGCTGCTGCACCTGTTTGTAAAACTCCAACTGTAACATCCGTTAAATCTCCACCAAATAATGAAACATAAGATCCAGTTGAGTCTTTAACTTGCAAATCAAAAGAGTCGTTAATGTCAAATGGAAGTGTTTGGTTATTTAATGCAACCAGCGTAACTTGCATATAAGAAGGAAGTGCCTGTTGGTAGATGTCTGATCGACCTGCTTGGTGTTGGACATCTGAAATCGTTATATCAGTATAATCAACCCCACCGACAGTTAATTTCCAGTCTGGTGTAAAATCTGACATTATCTATCCCTAAGCGCGGTTACGCTTCTAGCAGCCTGACTATTTAATTGATTAGCAACAGCTCTAGCAGTTCCCTCTGGATCTAATGCACCTGATACGTTGATAACTATATTTGGATTGGCTGCCAATGTATTACCTTGTTTTTCTAATACTCTAAATTGTTCTTCTAAAGCATCAAATTGTTTTTGAGCAGCTGATTTACTAATTCCACCTGTAACAACTTGAAATGTTAATTCTGTAAATTGATCTTGAACTCTTAAAAGTTTATCTGCTAAATCTTTTAGGCTAGTTGCGCCAGCAGTTCCACCAACTCCACTTGCACCGCCACCACCTGTGCCACCACCACTAAATCCACCAGCCCCTGCACCACCACCACTAAATCCACCAGCCCCTGCACCTGCACCTGCTCCTAATCCACTTAATTGACTAAAGCCACCGCCACTAAATCCACCACTAGATCCAATTTTATTTAATTCTTGAATATCTGATCCGCCACGAACAAGGTTTAATCCTCTAATGACTAAGTTGATTGCATCAATAACAAAATTCAAAACTGGGGTTATTGCACCAACAATTTTACCAAATGCATCAATAATGGCTGATGCCGCTTTCGCACCTACATCTAACAAAAATGTGAATATCTTAGACACAATTGGGAAAACGACAGTTGTTAAGATTTGACCAAATTGCTCAAATGATTCTCTGTTTCTCTCGATAGCACCTTGAATTACATCCCATGCTGCTTTAAATTTATCAACTATTGGTGTCCCATATTCAAATATGTAACCAATTAATCTTTCAATAATAGGCAATAAAAATGTTCCAACACTTTCCTTTGCTTCATCAAATGCAACTTTTAATCTATTAATTCTGCCTTGAAAAGTTTCTGCATTACGAGATGCTGCGCCACCATATAAATCAGATAACTTCGTTTGAATTTCAGTAAATGATAAAGTGGATAATTCAGCCTTTGATAAACCAACGCCTAATCTGCCAAGTGAAGTGGTATTGCCATCTTGAGCACGACCTAATGCATTAACAACAGTTTCTAAATCTTTACCTGAACCCTGACTAATATCTAAAGCTAGGGTTAATAACTTTTGAGCCTCAGCTGTGTTTTTTGTAGATACGGCTAATCTCTGAAATGCTGGTCTGAGTTGGTCATCTGCTATTCCAACCGCTAATGAAGTCTTGCTTATGTAATCCTCAGTTGCCTGTATTTGGCCATCTGTTGCCCCTGTGGCAGCTCTTAATGCAGCAGCTAACCTTAACTGTGCTTGCTCATCTTCAATCGCAGATTTGACCCCATCAATGGCTAATTTGCCGGCATAGGCAACGGCAGCAGCAGCAGCTATAGCAAATGCAGCAGCAGCCTTTTTCCCAAACTCTGAAATCTTGCTTGAGTTAGTTTCGACTACTTTATCAGCTTCGCCTAACTTCTTTTTGAGATCATCGACATCGGCAAGAATCGAGAGTTTGAGTGTGCGATTACCTGTTGCCATTATCCCCACTCCTTAAGAATGCGATCAAACGCTGCTTCCCATTTATTAATCAATTCAGGCTGAATTCTGCGAAGGGTTGGATGAATGAACCATCCGCGAGATCCACGACCTTGTCTTCCAGAAAATGCAGGGAACTGTTTGAATTGACTTGAACCAAACTCAATACCACCCCATAGGGTTTGTGTAGTAGCACCACCTGAAAATTTTTGGCGTGCGAATCCATAACTGAATTCACCGATCTTGCTCGATTTACTGATGCTAACGCCATCCGCGACTCTTTGCGCAACCTTGCCAGATTTTGTTCGAGTTGAAGCTGCTTGTTTAATTTCCTGAGATGCAAAATACGCCAGAGCAGCAGATTGACGGCGT